CTGTAAGCGCTAGGTTTATTGCTATCCTCATTTTCAAAACGAGTGTCAGCTATGATATCTCCTTTATCAATGCAGTCCCTTATTGTCTTTGTACCTCCTGGGTCAAAGCTATGTATAAGTACAGGCTTACGACAAGTCCTTAGTAGGTTTGTCTTACCTGTTCCTATATCTCCATATACGATTGCATTGAAAGAAGAATTTTTGGAGTTGCTTGCATACATCTCCCTTATCTTTTGGACTTCACTTTTTATGTCCATTCGGTTTCTCCTTATCTTGTTTTAGAAGTCTTTCAAAAAGTTCTTCAAGTAGCATTTCACATTTCCTACCTATGTCACCTCTTAGTTTAGCAGTTATTTCTAAACAATGCCCTAACATATGCATAGGTGATATTCTCTCTTTACTCATTTAATTAACTTGCCTCCTTTATCAGTAAGTTCAACTTTGAGTTTCGCATCCTCATCACGAGCACTAGGGTCCCACCTAGATTCAACGAAACCTAATGGTATTCCATCCGATAACTTCTTTAAAGGATTAGGCCAAACTTTACAAAAGTCTTGATATTGACACCCAAAGTACTTAGTACAATTACCAGTATTCAATGGGAAAGCCATCATTATCTCGTCTAATGAATTACTTTTCTCTAGTTGTTCAAAATTCCAATCCAACATATCTAACCAATGTAGAGTATTCCACCACCATACCTGCATCATATCAGGAGTTTTCCTAACAGGTACTCTGATGAACTCACATCCTGACTTACGGAATATAGTACCATTTACTTTTACTCCATAAATCTTTTCATTAGGGAACATCATATAAAGAGCGTGTATGTATAGATTGACTTGCATAGATAAGCTCCATTGACTTGTCCAAGTACTTGTTAATCGTGAAGCTGTCTTATGCTCTAAACAATATATACCTTGCTTATCTCTAACTACTGCATCAAGCCTAAAGTGACATACCCTTTCATCATCAATAGACACAGTCCCAGCGACTTCAGTATGCATAACTTCAAAATCATCTCTTTTATATGTGTCTGTATATTGTGCTAGTGCTGGTAATACAGACTCAGGTGATTTAGGAAAGTTAATCTTATCATCTGACTCGTGGTAATGTTCCCTATAATATTCTAGGAATACATCATAAGCATCTTTAATTGATTGAGCTTCATACCCATTTAATAGTAAATGTTCCATAGCTCTATGCCAACCTTCTCCAAACACAAGATGTATATTGCTTCCCTCTCTGCTCCAACCAAGCACATAGCGATAGAAGTATTGTCTAGGGCAATCCATAAAGTTGGATAATTTACTAGCATCTGTTATATCTAATGTATGATGATATGGTACCTTAGTTACTTTTCTCTTCTTTTTGCTCATCCTTATCCTCCCTTATTCTTGATACAGAACCTTCTAGTTCATCTAATGTCAATCCTGTAGATTTCAGTATTCTATCTATCCTTGCTTCTTCTTCCTCTTCTTCAAAGTTGGTGTAATCATTATTTAATAACTCACCTAATACTAACTGCCTATCCACATACCTACCTTGTTTGTATAGAAGTAGGTTTAACTTTCCGTGCATAAAAGATACTATAGAGCAAGCTACAACACCCATTGTAGTTAGTCCTGTTAGTAATATATAATCATCAGGAGTACTATGCCTTAGTATTTCTGCAAACTGACGATACATATTAGTAACTGCATATCTATTTAAAGAACCTTCGGATAAGTAAACTAACTCTCCATAAGAGGATGCACTTGAAAAGTCGTGTCCTCCTTTATTTACTATAAACACTTTCGTATTCATTTTCTTCTCCTTTGTTCAAATTATGAGCATAGTTATTCAATATTAATTAGTACAGGAAATCGTGGTATCTTCTTATCATCCGTTAATTCCTGATATTTTATAACTGCTCTTTTACCAATTAAGTCATCTCTTTTCTTCCATAACTCTATTCGCCCCTCTCGTGTTAGGAAAGAACCAGAACCTACATTAAAGTGTTCGTATGACTTTTCACATTTACATATAAGAGCTCCCAAAGCATCTTTAGGTTCTCCTTCTATGCTTACTTCTTCCATATAACCTACGATAGGGTAACTATCAGATTTACGAGGTTTCCACTTCATCATATGAGTGCTCCTCTTCCTCACATATTTATTATGTGGGTCTCTGATAATTATCCCCTCGTAGCCATCCCTAATCATTTGCTTGAGTCCGTTGTAAACTTCTTCTACATTACCTGCTACATATGTTGGTACGAGTTGTAATGGTGAGTATGAGGGTATGCCCAGTTCAGATTGGTGCTCTTGGAATATACCAAAAGAAGCATTTAAGTATGCTATTCTATCCTTCTGCAACATTGACTCTTCTCCCTTTACTATCATATCAAATATATGGTACTCAATATCTGAGTGATGAGGGTGTAGATTCTTTGTTCTTTTCGCTCTACTAACAATCTCTTGAAATGTTAGGTTATGGGTGTACAGCTCACCATCAAACTCAACCCAAGCATAGCTATCGCCATCATCAGTACCGAATGGAAGTCGCTCCATTACGATATCTAAGAATTTGCTTAAGGCTTCGTTAATATGAGGTACACATATAATCTCATTTTCTTCAGAACTATACAATCCTATATCTCCTGTAACGGGGTCTACCAGTGCTCTGCATCTCAACCCATCGAGTTTAGGTTGAAGGAACACTGGTAGATTATAGGAGGATAATCGCTTTTTGGTGAAAGGGTAACAAAGCATAGCCCCAGTTCGTGCCACTATGCTTTCCCCTTAGAGGTGCGAGTGTGTACGGATGATTGATTATCCTTTTCGTGCTTAGTAAGACGATTGTCTAACTTAGTAAGTCTTTCATATATGTCTCTTAAATCTCTATCTTGTACTCTGCGAGCATTGTCAAGATGTAATTTATAGGCTTTTAATGCTAACCAACCTAATAATGCTATAATTAGTAGAGCTGAAACTCCACCACATATAGCCTCCATTGTTTGATATCTTATCACTTCACTTGCTTCCATTGTTTCTCCTTATTTACTTATTGGTTGCGAGGATTTCTTTTGTGTAATCCTCCTGTTCTTTACATAAGGCTTTACGAGAGTTACTTTTTATTTCAGATGCTATCCTATTCCTTACTGCTGATGACCTAAGATTGCAATCCCTATAATCCCATAGTACCTTCTTAATAATTACTTCAAATTCCTGCTCAGTCACTTCAGTCTTGCTCATTTATATCTATCCCCATTTTATGTAGTATCATACCTAAGTGACACCATAAGTCATCAATATATCCGTCATATACTAACATACTTGTATCTGCTTCAACCACAGATATTATAAATCTTTGACTTTCCATACTATAACTCACTTCAATCGTAGGTTTATTACTTTTAGCTACAAAATTATCAACTGTGGGATTTATAGATTCGTGGCATTTAGTACAATGACTGCTACTATGTTGCATATCCGACTGAGGTACAATATCTCTACATATAATACAATAGGCATACCCAATATCCTTGAGTATCTTTTTCATATCTATATCTTTTTTAGTTAACTCGATTCGACTCATCTCCATTCCTTTCCTTTATCTTTAGTTTCAAATATATCTAATTGGATTCCTTTAATCTTACCATTTGGAGGTACATCATCTATTAGTATATGTTCCTCACAATCTAGTATAAATTGGTGTAAAGCTTCTTGGATTTGTTTGAGTCTTTCAATCATTTCCTCATTAGTGATTTTCTTATCTTGAGACATTCGAGTCCCTCCTTATTATCTTGTCATTAAGTTGTGGTATTATGTGTAAAAAGAGAGAGTGCTTCCACCTTGCTTTTTTAAATAATTTAGTCTAGTTAACTAATTGAATTAAGGTTTCCACACTCTCATCTTTATGAATTAAGCTACTTACTTACCTGCTGAAGCTTTAAGCTGTTTAATCAATTCTAATTTTGCATCGTCATCTAGATTAGCAAATTTATTCTTGATTGCACTAACTGGGTCTGACACTCTTTCAAGTGCAACACCTGGCTTCCAAGAGTTCATCTTTTCTTGTATACCATCTTCATCAACTCCTGCTGTTAAGTATCGTCTGATAGCAGACTGAGCTGTAATTTTAGCAGATTTTGTAAACCCTGCGAATACTACATCCTCACCGAACATTTCAATAGCTTCTTGTACATTTTCTCCGAAGTTATATTCTATTGTTGCAGTGCTATCATCCTTAGTTGCTGTTATTGCTTGAGCCATAATTAGCCCTCCTTTGTTTTTGTTGTGTACCTAAACCGATAGGTACGGGTTTAATAAAAATATGTCAAAAATCTTATATTATAATATACAGCGAATATTTGAATAAAGCAAGACCTACGAGTTTTTACCCTTTGAGCTTTTTAGTATATTCCTGCATCTTCTTTAATTCCTCGTCAACTAAAGACTCATCAACTCCACTCGTTGCTATATCAGGTAGTATCTGTTCTTCCTGCCCTAATGTTTCTAGTTGAATTTGTTTCAAATAACTTCTTCTGTTCCTTTGCCCATTTCGGCTAGGTCCACCCATTTCAAAGCCTAACTGCTCTAAATCTCGCAGGGCATCCATTGTGCTAGTGGTTCTTGCGATAAGTTTATTAGATATTAATAACTCAGCAAAATCACTGACAATTTGACTAACTAGTCCTGATTTGGTCCTAGGTAGGTTGTTTTGTGTATCTAGGTATTTCGCTATAGAAGCCAAATCCCTCATATCGACTCTTCCTTCCACAACAAGAGTCTTAGGTTTCTTCCTTTCGTTCATTTAAAGTACCTCGCCTTATTTGTCTTTAGAATGGTTACATAATTTACAGCTATTCATCTTATTAGACAAGCCACATATTACCACAATTACAATATCTATGTTCAAAATTTGAGCATAGTTCTTAATTCATAGGTCTAGGTGGATGTATGTCGTCTTCAGTGAGTAACATCTGGTCTACCAACTGCTCTTGGTATTCTTTCATATCTTTGATAGTTGATTCCATCTCCTTCGCCCAATGTTCGTGTCTTTGGCTTTTAGATAATAATTCATA